ACAACATATTGTGTTATTATCCCCAATATATCATATCATACCTCTTATGTCAAGCCACCATCTTATTTTGATTAATCTTTTGACTTGGTGAATACTGTGATGAATCAATTTGAGGCTCACATAGTTTTGGATTAACCCACCAATGTGACTTTGCCCGTTGAGCCAAGTATCGTTGGGCAGGCAATCCATTTCTTGCCCGTTCTATATCTCGTTTTGCCATATTAAGCCAATTAGATACATGTAAACCAATGCCATAGAATTGCCTTGTCCTGCCATTCCCCAAATCTTTTTCCACAGTAAGATACCAAGAAGTTCCTGCTGAACCAGATTCGTGGTAGCAGGATTCAATTTCATCAAAGGTAAAATCAAATTCTCTTGGGTGGTCATTCTGATTATAGGAGTAGGTGGAATTTTCACTCCACCTATTAGCACCTGTATCAAATTCTCTGGAATACATTACGCATTACCCCAAGCAGAGCCTATGACCGTACTATCCTTTGGTGTGACAACAACAGCAACCTTGTCTTTGGCTTGTCGTGCCAACATATCCTGATGAATAACACTTTCAGAAATAGAAGATAGAGCCAAAGCTGTGCCTGTGCCAGTAATTTTATGCCTGACATTCTCAGCTTCTGACCATATTTCAATGACTTGCTCAAGGTTTTTAGATGAACGAATGAGTTCAGCATATGCCTTAAATTTTTCCTTCATTTCAGCATAATGCTTGTGCCATTTTAATCTAACACCCTCAAGTTTATCCTGCCAAATTAGTAAGGTTTGATATTCCTCTGATGTCACAAGCTGTGCTCGTTGATAACAAGAGTAATTGGAATTAGGCATAGTGAACTCCATAGACATATCATTGTCCTCAAAGAACTTTGATTGATAAGCATCAATCTTATCTTTTATCTGTCTAACTTCCTGATGATATGAGTTCATTTTTTTGCCATTATAATCACAGCCATTGTCCTCAACGAATTTGTATTTAACGACATCAATTCCATTCGCCACCATATCTTCATAATACAGGGCGATTAGGTCGTCACGAGAAAGATTGCCTATTTCTTTTTTGGAAGAGCCATAGCGATAGCCACGACCATAGCCTTTGCAATCAAAGTTAGCATAGATAGACCTATCTTTATTCCTTGAGTGCCTCCCATTTTCTGCACTTTCTTTTGTATCGGTGAACCAGAAACAAGATTCTTGATTAGTCAATTCATATTTTTTAAGAACGGCTAGTTCTTCCTTTGGATATAAACTACTTATCTTGTTCTTGACCAGTTCTTTTATTTTAGGAATACAGGCAAGAAACTCCTGTATCTTTTCTGTTTTTTCGTCAAGCCATTTGCTAGGTGTCTTGGCGATTTGTTCTTGAGCATACGCATACAATATAGGTCTGCTCATAGTTTGGTTTAATGGTGTCTTAGCCATAAGTTAACTCCTTTATGGTTGTTTATTATCTACCAATATATACTAATAATGCCTATATGTCAATAGGTTATTGACTTATTACATAAATTAGTTTATAGTGGAACTATAATTAATTGGAGATTTTTATGGGTACACAGAATAAAATTCTATTTCAAGAAACAATAGATAAGTATAAAAAAACAGGACAAATTAAAGTTGAAAACAATCAGCTTGAAATTCTGGAAAAAGATGAGGATAAGCGAAATAAGATTATGTGGGAGTTAGCTTCATACAGTCCACAGTTTGCATTACAAATGATGGGTGGTAAATAATGAGCTATGAAGAAACAGAAAAAAGCTATGAAGGTGATGTAAATATTTGTATTACTCGAACAAATTCAGTAGAGATATATGTTGGGGAAGGAGGTGATAGAGAAATATTTAGAGCAAACCTCGTTCCTCTTTTTACTTTTATGAAACAACAATTAAAATATGCAGATTGGAATTATATCTCAAAGTCACGAGATAAAAAATGGGGGTATAAAAGAATTGAAGCAGAAGAACTGTTTGATATGTTAAATGATAGGAGGACGTAATGAAACCAAAAGAAATAACTGCTGATAATCAAATTGAAATATTTTTACATTGTGGAAAATGTTTATTGGAATGGAAGCTAACAAGTGGAGTTAGTCCAAAAGATTTTGCCAGAATTGAAGTTGGTTGGACACCTTTTGGCATTCAGGCTTGGTGTCATAGGCACGAAGCTAATATAATGAATGTTGATTTTGGTGGAATGAAACATAAGGCAATAACTTACTGCTATGAAGAGGAAGATATTATGGCAGAAATAAGTAAAAAATTAGCTAAGGGGAAAAATTAAAATGAGTGATTTAGAATACGAAGCATACAGCGAACAGCAAAGGGAAAAATGTTTGGAAGAAATATATCCAAAGATTGCAGAACATTATGATGGTGACACATTGGATAGTATCATTGATAATGTTTATAACAAAGTTGTATCTCCTTTTGAAAACTATAGTGAGTTCGTCACAAGGGAAGATATAAAAGAACTGGTAACTGAATATTCAGATTCATTGAGGTAATTATATGACAAATATTTTATTAGGATTAATTTTAATAGTATTGTGCTTTATTGCATTTATGCTTTTTATAATAGGCGATAAAACTTGTGGTGATAAAAAATGATTAAATACAGCAGTGAAAAAGATTTTTATGATGGCGTTCATTATTTGGTTCAAAGGGCATTACGTTTTGAAGCTAATTTTGATAAACTTGAAATAAAACTAACAGGAGGATTTTAAATGAGCCACATATGTGCAACATTATTAGTGCTGTGTTCTGCATTTTCACATCCATCAACTGTTTATATGGAGGTAAGTACGCATATCAATGAGCAGGATTTGTTCATACACGAAGTTACAATGTGTGCTGTAGAATATAATTCCATGATAGAGCCGTATCATAGATTACCTGTCACACTTGTTGTGGCACAGGGCATATTGGAATCAGATTGGGGCAAGAGTCGTTTTGCTGTTGAAGGAAATAATCTGTTTGGCATTAAGGAATATGATATATCTGAACCACATATGCACACAAAAAATAGCAATAAAATGGTAAGAAAATATTTTACCAGATGTGAAAGTGTTCATGATTATATTGATATGCTTACAACCTATGAAATTTATCATTCATTTCAAGATGAATTACTTTATCAGTGGCTTATCAATAATACAGATGTTCATAAGTTAATTGATGAACTTAAAATTTATGCTGAGGACATTAATTATAGAAATAAATTAAAACATATTGTCAATGGCTTGACCCAAGTCAAGTAATAATATATAATACTTGTATGATAAAGCCAGAATATTTAAATTATAAAAAACCTGAACCTGATAAAGAAGAAATTCTAATCAAGAGAAAATGCAATATGTGCCATAAAAAAATTATGATGCACAAATTTCAAAGGTTTTGTAAACATTGTAAATTTATGGTTAATAGAACATATAGTGGCTATGGTGGGTTATAGGAACCCTCGGGGACGGGAGTCCCATATAGCATAGATTCGCAATTGTGTCAAGGAGAAAATTATGAAATATTCAATACATCAAAATTATTTAGATAGAGAAGGTATGCCTATTAACAGGAAAGAGTTTGGAGTAAGGGAACATAACCGAACATACACAGGTGTAAGATGGTTAACGATTCAAAATTGGGTAGATGAGTTTGATACTTTAGAAGAAGCATTAAAAAAATATCCAACAGCAAAGATATATCGTAATGAAATTAGCTGAAGCCAAACAAATAATTGTATCGCTGGGCAGACCAAGTAAAATGCCCTGCCCGTCATACAATACACCTGCACAATTATGTGTGACAGGAAGTAGGCTGAGAAAAATAAAAGGCTCCACCTGCAATGGTTGCTATGCCATGAAAGGTAATTATGTTAGACCTAATGTAAGAAAAAGTTTGGAAAAAAGATTCAATGCCTTCAAGCATGAAGGATTTGTTGAGGCCATGTCCTATATGATTAATCATTATTCAAAAAAATCTGGCTATTTCAGGTGGTTTGATTCTGGTGACTTGGCAAACATACAAATGCTAGAGAAAATAGTTTTGGTGTGTCAAAACACACCTACCATTAAACATTGGTTGCCTACAAGAGAAGTCAAGATAGTAAAGGATTATTTAAAAATATATAACCAGTTTCCAGATAATTTATTAGTCAGGGTGTCAGCTCCAATGATTGATGGCAAACCATTAAAATTTAGATGGCAAGAAGGAATATTATATAAATGGACATCAACTGTTCATCATAAACAAAAAGCAATAGGACACGATTGTCCATCTAGGTTTCAAGAAAACAAATGCAAGAGTTGTCGTGCGTGTTGGGATAGAAATATAAAAAATGTTTCTTACCACAAGCATTGACACAAGCACAATATTAGTATATAATACTTGTATGAATAATGAAATAACTTTATTGGGTGAAAGCACCCCAGTTCCTGCATCGAAGTTTGTCCCTAAAATGATAGGACATAGACCATTTGTTGTCCAATTCATTAAGAAGGATGGAGAAATTCGGTCAGGAAAATTTGACTTAAAGCCTCGCAAGAGGTGGAAGACTATCGATGGTAGTTGGAAAAAACTTAATGGTAATGGTCGGAAATCAAACCCCGACCAGTATCTTCTTGCATTTGACCTAGACAAGAAAGACTGGCGACTTATCAATTACAGTACAATGAAGTACCTGAAAGTTGGTAGAAGAAAGTATGAGGTTCAGGTGTTTGAAAACGAGGATTATCGTATATTTGGCATGAGAAGAATACACAAGTCAAGTATGCATTAAGAGTTTATTGTCTCTATGTTGGTAAGTCAATTTAGGGCAATAAAATTGGGGTTGACTAGTGCACTGTGAAACATGACTGGTAGTAAAGGAAGTGTTTTATTTGGTAGATGGCAACAGCGTCATACACGTAGGGTTGGGGTGTATGACAAATTTAATTGGGCTACATACCCCTAGAACTCAAAGGATGATAAGTAGCACAAGGGACATCTTATGTAGTCCAACTAAGTTTAGAGTTTCAGCCATTAAATTGATGGTTGGAAGAGAAGAGGGAAGTTTATAAAGAGTTAACCACCTTTTCTCATAGTGTATACGCCAAACACCCAGTCGAAAGACTGCGAGGCAAGATAATGGGGTTAGTGTTTAGGGAATTATCGCACTATAAAAAAAATAGCTCGTAGCGTGGTAAGTGTTTATGGTTTACCTTTATTGTAAGCGAGGATAAATAATTGAAGCAAAGCGTAGAACCTTAAAGGCGATACAGTAATCCTGCAATGCTGAAGAACTGGAATTGTATGTTGTGAACATTCTGGTTTGGGTAGTGCCAAAGATATATAACCACAAACTACCTATTATAATCTTGACAAACAACAAAATTTATGATAGACACTTTTTCTCTATGAATTACCATAATCAACTGGAAATTATAAAAACATTACAAATACAAATAGACACGGATGTGCGAATGGATTGCCCATTCTGCCACAATACTAACACACTTCTTATACATAACAAGGACAGCAAACTATCATGGTATTGCTTCCATGCGTCTTGTAGTGCCAAAGGTACGCACGAACGAGAGAAGACAATGGAGGATATCCGAAGTACGGTCATAGCTTCTGAACCAGAAGTTAAAAAATCATTTCACATACC